GCGCATTCGGTATCGAGATCCCCAATTTTCCAAGACCGCTTCTTGGTCTTAATTGTGCCTCAAGTCCCAATGGCACTTCCATGCAAAACCCCAAAGGGATAAGGACGGGCTCAAATGGCTGTAAGGTTACAGATCCGTTGATGTATGCACGAACGTCCATTCCTGCCGAACCGCTTGTGGCATAGAAAGGAGACTCGACACCCTCTTCCAATAATATCTTTACCTGTCTTTTATTTGCCTGATTGTATTGTATTGACTCTGTGTCCTTGTTGTTTTCCATATTGTATTTTAATAAGTTATCAATACAACATTAACGCAATCAAAAGCGATTTGTTGACACTGATTCGTATAATTACCTTTTCTTCCAAAAAAACCGTGAACTATCACAAAAAACGGAAAATTGGACGTCTATAATAGTTTTTTGTTATAATAGGTACGCACTTTTTGAATGACCGATTGGTCAGTCTAAACACTCGACAGGTAAAGGGTTTGCGGTCAACCAAAAAGTTTAACCAAAAAGCAAATCGAAAAAAAGCGAGGGTGTTTTGACCAAAAAGCATTTATTTTCTTGATTTTCGGCAAGTATTGTGCGTTTTTGTCACTTCTTACATTGAATAGCTGACAAAAAACCACAAAAAAAGCAGGGCTGTAACCACGACATATACAGGGCTAGAGTGGCATAGCTGTTACTAGGCTTTTTGCACAAAACCCCTAGTAACAGTAAGGATATAATTTTTTATAATATGTAAAGCCTAAAAAACCCTAAAAAACGGCTATCTACACATTGATTTTTTTCAAAGGTACATACACAAAGTATTCATTATTATAAATATCACAATGGGCAAATATATCAAAAACGAACAACTGCCATCAAAAGAGTTGGTGGAGGCAATACGTGTAAACGAGGATTTATTGACGGAGGCTGTCAATAATTATAAACCACTCAGCGAAAGCGTTTCTGTGTACAACAAAGAATACGGACAATTTCATATTGACGACGGTATGTTAAAACTTTTTACATTCAACAAGGAAGTCTGTGACTTGATAGATGTGTCGCATTACAATCTTGCAACATTCCGAAAGTTTTACATCATACAATGGAAGATCAGAAGACCACTATATCACAACAATATCAATTACTCACAAATGGTTTTTGATACCCTAAAGTATGCCCGTCTAAGGAATCTTGCCAATAAAATATTGGCCAAGGTGGCACTATATAACATGGAACAGCAAACGGTGGCAATCGAATCCGATATTTTTGTGGCCCAAAATCGTGTTTTTAAACCAAAACCAAAGGGTGCAGGCGACGACAATTACGACAAGTATTGGGATCTTGCCAATATCGTAGGGAAGCTTAAAATAACATCCAAGAAAGTAACGCTTTGGTGGGAAGATATTGGATCCGATGATTCGGAGAATATTTTCACCTTCGACAACGGACTCAATCTTTATATGGAAATTATTACCTTGGTACAAACCAAGTTAATGGACGTGTCATGGAACCACCTCCCGTCAAATATAACAGGACGGGGTTAAACACAACCGCATATTTTTCGTTATCTACATCATTACTAATAAACAGGAACATTGATGGAAAATATAGACAAAAAAGCGGAGTTACTATTTTTTAGAAATATTAAACCACGATATACAGAGGAATTTACCGATAACGAGGAGCACCGTACCGACATTTTGGCTATACTAGAAAAGCATGGAAATATGATGTTTGCATGGAATATGTCCACAAACTTCTATTGTCAATATGTTGATAAAACATTGCTTGATAGCGGTAGACTGAGTATAATTGTAGAAAAGAATGGTATAGAAATTCATAACAATTCTTTTAATACCATTGGATTGGTATCCAACTTTATGTGGCACATTCGGAAGTACACCAAAATTAAATTTGATAGCTACGAAAACAATGGTGTATGGGATTTAGGAACAAGACCCGCCAAGGAATATGTATTCAACGATTATGGTTCGGGTGCCGACATATGGAAAAGTATTCGGTATGACTTGGGTTTGGTTAGAAACAAAAAACAATGAAACGAAGCATTAAACCCATGAAACCCACCAAAATAGCAATTGATTTTGACGGAACATGCGCAACACATCCACTGTCCCATGAGTATCCTTATATTGGTAATGATATTGGTGCGGCTCCTGTCCTAAGAGAATTGGTGGACAACGGACATTTGTTGGTGTTATTCACCATGCGTGGCAACCAAAAAGATAACGGTATCAGTTCGCTTGAAATGGCTGTTGGTTGGTTCCGAGATAACAATATTCCGCTGTACGGGATCCAAAATACACCCGACCAACACGAATGGACAGACTCTCCAAAGGCCGACTGTAGGCTAATTATTGACGATATTACACTTGGGGCACCATTAACATGGGACTTAACAAGGAGCGAAAGACCCTTTATTGATTGGTTTGTGGTCAGAAAAATGTTGGTTGGGCTTGGTTATATAAAATAAACAAAAAATCCTGCACATAATGTGTGGGATTTTTTGTTTTGTGACATATTCTACTTACTTTCGTGGTATTCATAAACGAAAACATTAATATGAAAAACACAGGATCATGGGAAATAGACAAACGTCCCGTCAAGAAGAATGAAATCATCCTACATCCAAGAATACTTGGACAGATCCATGAAACCGAAAACGGAATAGACCGAAACTATTTATTTTTTGGTTCGTTCGGAAACGGTAAAACCACAAAGGGTAAATCAATATTCTCGTTATATTACCACCACAAGGGGTCGAAACTGTACTTGGATGCCTCAAAAACAAAACCCGAACACATCCGCAAAGTTGTAGACGAATTTCTAGGACGTGCCCGTATCGGTAAGAGTATTATCTTTATTGATGAGATAAACCGTTTACACAAAAACGGACAGGAACAATTGGCAAGTTCAATGGAGAAAAGTGTGAATACCAACTTTATATTGACCTCGAACACACTTTCTCTTGAGGGTGCATTATTCAATCGGGTTATGGCAAATGTCGTGACCTTTGACCTCACCAAAAAGGAGCTACACGAAATGAAGTCTGCTATTTGTGCCTACTATAAAAACATTTCGGTCAAGCCTGTCGAGGACGGTGTTGTTGAATACCTGTTTAAAACATACAAGGAATGTTTACGGAACGGTATTCAACACCTACAAACACTCAATGACACAAAAGAGGCACGCATCACAATGTCTGACGTGAAGTTCGGGGACAATATGTCGCCACTGCTGCGTGCCGTGTTTTGCTCCAAGAGCGGCAAGGCCATATTCGAGGAGTTGGAGGAATATGGCGTAGAGCGTGCCTCTCGATGTTTCGACGAATTTATTACGGGTGCAAGAAAGCTTGGTATGGTCGAGGGTGCCCGCATTATGTGCATGGACACAATGGATGCGATCGGATCACTTTCGCACATCTATGAGACAGCCTCAAGAAAGGTTGTTATCATGGGAATCCTGTTTGAGATGAACAAAATATTGAAGGCATACCCACAACGCAATGTTTTCAGGACAAAGGTGATTGCATCAATGGCCGAAAAAGACAGGACGTATTATGACTAAACAACAACTCAGAGAGTATAAAATATGGAGACAGAAACGTTACCCAAACGTTTTTTTGACTCTCATAAACATCGAACTGATAGTAGAAGGTAGTTTTTTATTTACACTTCTATTATTTTTGTTTGGATGTGTGAGTTTCCTTGCTCCTGTATTACATGTGCTATTTTTATTTATCACGTACAAGATGGCTTCATGGATAAATAAACGTATGTTTAAAAATTATTTAAACGATAAATATAAACAATAGGCGTTAGTACAATACTATTAACAGCAACATTGTTGCGTAAAAAATAAAGATGATACAAACCAAAAAAGTATTCTTGGACATTGATGGTGTATTGGCAGATTTTGTCACACATTTTAATAATTGGTTCGATTTCGAAGACAAATCAAGACCTTCCGAATATAACGACAAAAGATTTGTGGACAATCTACATAAGGTAGAAAACGACAAAGATTTTTGGCTACTAATGCCTGTTCTGAACTCGCCCGATAAAATTAATTTTAAGGTGGATGGGTATTGTACGGCACGTAAGATTCCTTCCCGTATAAGTGAGTTATGGCTTTCACGAAATGGGTTCCCTGATGCCCCTGTTTATACGGTGGCGAACAAGGTCGAAACATTAAAGAAGCACAATGTTGACATTTTCTTGGACGATGGGGCTCACCACGTCAAAGAGCTAAATGAGGCGGGTATATTAACCTACCTATATTCTGCATCACACAATCAAGACTATAAGACGCATCTAAGAGTTGATACAATCGAGGAATTTGGGGCAAAAACAAAAACTAAATTTCTTATACTAGGACACAAAGAGCACGGGAAAAGCACCTTGGCAGAAATCATAAACAAGGTTGTGGGCCTTACCCATTGCGACTCGTCAACAGCAGCCAATGAATTGTTTATTTTTAAGGCACTCAAGGACAAGTATGGATACAAAACACTAGAGGAATGTTTTCTTGACAGAAGGAGTAAGAGAGACGAGTGGTTTGACATGATATGCGAATACAACACACCCAATAAATCTAGACTTGCCGAGTATATTCTGTTGAATAATGATATGTATGCAGGAATGCGTTCTATTGAAGAATTACGGTCTTGTAACCAAAAAGGAATGTTTGATTTGGTGATTGGAATTTTTGACCCAAACAAACCCTTAGAATCAGAAACCTCCTTTACCATTGACATTTTCAAGGAGTGTGATATTATTTTTTGGGTCAACGACTGTGTGGATGACTTACAAAAAAAGGTTGAACGCCTGTTTTCTACCATTATTAAAACCCCTAAAACCAAATAATATGTTAATGATAATGGATGGTACCTACTTCATGCACAGGGCATTGCATAGTGGTACCAAAATAACAAGTCCCGACCAATGTAATATGCTTGTGAATAAATTTCTTGGCTCGCTCAAGAATGCCATTGTGGATTACCGTCCATGGGGTATTCTGTTTACCAAGGATTCTAAGCCGTCATGGAGACATACCTGCGACTACTATGAAGAGTTCCCACAAATGGTTCTTGAAAGCACCAACGACAAGGGCTACAAGGGCACCCGCAAAAAGAAGGACGATGATATGGATTGGGACACAATTGATTTGGCCTACAACAAATTCCTAAACATCATTCAGGAACAGTTCGGGGTCTATGTCCTTGGTGTACACAAGGCCGAGGCAGATGATATTATGGCCTATGTGGGCAGTGTCATCAACGGCATGGGATACGACTGTTTTATATTCTCGGCAGATGGCGACGCAAATCAAAGTCTTAATGATATCTGTTACAGACTTAATCCACAGACACACACCTTGTTTCTTTCGGAATCCATGAGAGAATTCGTGGAGGACTTGGAGCGTGACACCTCAAAATCCAAGAACCCAAAATTTATGGGACAGCACTATCATAACCTTAGATACGTCCTGTCTAAATCTTCCAAGTTTATTCATCCCGAAACAAAAATATACGGGATATACAAAAGTATATTAAACATCGTTTATATCTGCCCCTTTGCATATATGCTCGAAAAAATCATTCGTGGGGATGATGGCGACAATATACATGCAATAAACCTTTGGCGAACCACAACCAAGACCAACAAGGTAATGAGGCGCAAAACGACTCCTACACAGATTAAAAAGTTTGTGGCAACAATCAATGAGGAGCACGAGGGGAAGGTCGATACAGAGGGTAAAAAGCTTCGACCATCAATGAAACTTTTGTATGACGAAAAGTTTATTGACAGGGTTGTAGAATTTGTTGTCGAATCAGACAAGTCAAAACGTATGGAGAACAAAGGTTTCGACACAAAAAAATTCAGGGCCGATATCCGAAAAGGATTTTATAGCAACCGAAGAATGGTGCTCATAAACAAACAAGAGCTCCCGAGCAGTCTGTTGAGCATGCTTTCGGATCTGAAGTTTAACGACCCACAGACCGACTTTAAGTATTCAGACAAGATTGAGTATTACAGAAAATATCTTGTACATGTCAAGGAGATAGAAGAGGTCAAAACCGAGGATGGTGTGTATGAGATCATAGACGACGATAATGATGCAATTGATTTTTTAATGGGAGACTAAAGCAAGGGACATGGCAGAACAAATTATAAAACAACCGAACGGGCTATACTGCATTTACAGCAGCACTGAAGAAAATATCACATATTACAACCTTACGGCCAAGGATATTGTTAAGATTAAAGTAAAGGCATACAAGAAGACACTAACCAAGAAGATTAATGAGTTGGTGGACAAACTAGACAACGGAGAACGTCCGTATTACCATCAAACCATGGGGGTTGACGCTATGATAACCACTATCAATGAAACACATGGTCTAGTCGAAGCAAAAACAGTATTGAAATTAATAACCAAAAATAAAAACCAATAAAATGAGCAAAAAAGACAGTAACCTCAAGGAGTACGCACAGAAGTCGGCAAAACTGTACGAAATCAAAGAGTCAAACACAGGCACACACATGGTCACATTTAAAGATGGCAGCAAGAAAGAAATGACAGCCAAGGATATTCCTAGCATTTTCTTGGGGCCGATAAGAAAACCCTATTAATATGAATTTCACAGAAGACCAAAAAATAGTATACGACATGTTGTTGCTTGGAGATTTTGTGTCGGCAGAAGAGTTGGACAAATCAAAGGGTACCAAGGTTATTGATACACTCAGAGGTGAGTTGGAATGGCTCATGAACTTAATAAATATTGATTTTGAGCTGTTGATACAAGAAACGGTTTTGGACTTGTCTTGCTGTTCTTTGGATACCCTGAAGGGTGGCCTAGGTTATTTGAAAAATTTAAGGCATGTTAATTTGAGAATAAACCACCTTGGACAGATACCAATTGATCTATGTGGATTACCCAATCTAACATGGCTTAATTTGGCAAACAACGGACTCACTAGTCTGCCCAAGGAAATTGGTAATTTAAAGTCGCTAGAAAGATTGGTTCTTTCAAACAACCTACTGAAGGAAATACCAAACGAGATCTGCAACCTTAAAAACTTGGAGGATCTGTTTGTTGACAACAACCGTATCAGGGAACTTCCAAAGGAGGTCGGGAACCTGACCAATCTAAAGGAACTTTTGCTCCAAAACAATGAACTGTATGTTTTACCGAAATCAATTGGTCGTGTTTCGGGACTAAGGACTATAGTAATACACGGAAATACATTCAAGAATACCAAAGACATTATGGAGTCTTTATCAAAAACCTCGGTGTGTGACAAATACATAAAGCGAATAAAGGATTTTTAATCTTGTACATATCGTAAAATTTCATGGAAGAGTTTCTAGGCGAGGTTATTGATATCACAGACCCAAAAAAGATTGGACGCATAAAGGTTCGGGTTCGTGGATGGTATGATGAATTGGACGAGGATTTAATCCCTTGGGCATTGCCTAGTTATGTGACACGCAACCGTCATGACCTGCCTTCTGTGGGTTCCGAGGTTGTGTGCACGTTTATCAAGAACAGTATTTATCATCCTGTGTGGTATGCAGGGGGGCACTACATAAACGAGGCCGCCATTCCTGACGGAGATTACGAATCTGCCGCAGTTCTTTTGTATAAAAACCTAGAGGATTTCGGTTCTGACGGCTTTATTACGGTTCGCTATCTTGAGTCTGACGGATTTGTGGTTGAGCTAGAGAAAGGCTCTAAGACGGCAAAATTTATGATTGGAGTGGACAACACGATACGACTAGAAGCCGATGGTCGTGTTGTCCACATCCTAAAGGACATGGTTTCCTTGGGAACCGAAAACAAGTCTGCCGAACCCGCAACACTAGGAACAAAAAATGCCGATGTGCATGATGCAATTGCTGATCTGATACAAACCGTGGTTAACGAATTGACTAGTTTTGCAACAAAGTTGGCAGCAAGTGCAAGCCCTAGCCCGTACACGGCAGCATTGGCACCAACAATATTGGCATTTATACCAAGTCTAACTGCCGCATTCACGGCAGCCTATACCCAAATAAAGTCCGACATTCCACAAACAAAAAGTACAAAGACTAGTTTAGACTAGTCTTTGTTTACATATGCCGTAATCGTGAGTTTATTTTTAAGCTCAATAACGAAAACAAGGTCTCTGCCTTTGTGGTCAAAAGCGACACTTGTAATGGCTTCCTTGTTGTAGGTTTGGAATACAGACCCGCCCCGTTCATTGCTTTTATGAAAATCAAAACGCTGTCTAACATACATAACCTCATAGTCAGCAATTAATTTTTGGTCGAATCCATAGCCATTAATCTCAATCAGGCTAAGACCATTCCCAAGCATCATTTCAAGGGCACCTTTCCATGTATAATCTATAGACCACTCGTCCATAAACTCCTGTAGTGATGTGTGTAATTTATATTTGTTGTCCACCTCATAGGCTTCTTCATTTATTCTCTGAACACGTCTCGTTGTTTTTTGTGTTTTGTTGGTTAATAGTCTATGTACAAAGGACAATAATGGACTTAATACCAACAAAAAAATACCGCCCTGATTTGGGGCAGTATTTTTTTGTGGTATTTTTATTTTTTGTAGTCGGTTTTTCTGACAGCCGCCACCCCTTTTTTTTTCATCTGAAGCAATGTTGCCAACTCATAATGTAAACCATCAACCCTTTCCTCGGTGTTGCCGATTTTTTTGTCGATTTTCTCCATCTTTGCCTCTAATTTTTTAAATGTGTTGACGCACGTGTTGTTCGAGTTTTTGTACAAATCAAACTCGTCTACAACAAGCTTCCGTTTATCGTCTAGGTTGTCAAGTACTAGTTGGCGTTGTTTGATATTTTTTTTGTGGCGGGTAATCTGTGTGCCAATGGGTGTTGGTTTGAATAAATTCATAATAAATAGTTTTATGTGAATAATAATTATATTCAAATATACAACATCCACATCAAAACACCTAAGCCAAAAATGTTAATGTTTTGTTAAGACACCATATTGCCCTAATTAACGATATTATGTTCCAATTCAATAGACTCGTTACGCATTGCCAACAAAATTTTGGTGGTTGCAATCACGTCCTTGACACAATATACCTTAATGCGAACATCTCCGCCCTTCTCATTCCAAAAAACGTTTGATACCATACTCCCGTCGATGTCATCCTTTGGGGTTTCGATTCCAAAAACGGGTGCCAATACCTTAATAGACTCTGCTCCTTGGAAATTGCCCATTTTCCATGCATCCATCGTGTCGATACACCAATCAATTTTCCATGGTGGCAATCCAACAAAGGACAGTTTTTTGTGAATAGGAAGCCTATTAATAACCATACGCTTTGCAAGGAACGGGATATCGAACTTGTTGATATTGTGCCCACATAGGTAAGTCGAACGGTTTTTGGTGTCAAATTCCGTAATGGTCTTTGCGAAATCTGTCAGGATTTTTACCTCGTCATCCCCATAGAACGACTTAACTGTAATAACCTTGTTCCGAGGCTTTCCATCGTCATCCTTCATGCTCAGTGTCACACCACACGAAATACACACCACCCGTCCAAATTCGGGGTACAGTGCCGCAAACTTCTCGTAGGAGGCCTCAAGACTAATCTCTTCCTTTATGAGCGAATGTTTATGCTTCCAAGCCATTTTCATGGACTCGCTTAGGTCGTTGTAGGATTTTTCTCCTGATGCTGTTTCGATGTCAAAGACAAGGATATTCTTAAGTGTATAATGGTCTAACATTTGTTCTATATATAATAATGGTGATGTATTAATCTAATAAACGCAAAAAACCGTTTGTTGTTCGTGGTCTTGTGGTTTGTACATACTACAAGTCAGATTAAAATATACTTAAAACAACAATAATGAAAAACATAACCGAAAGGATGGGTGTTAGTAGATACCCTAACCTTGAAAAAAAGCTCAATAAAATTTTTCCTAAAAATCATAAATATTTGCCTAAATTCGGAAAGGTTGTTTGGCGAAAGATTATGAAGGAAATGTTTACCAAAAAGGCTAATAATATCTTCATCCTGCGGTATGTTAGTGAGGGTGGGGGATTTATTGTAAGAAAAGACGCAGAAGGTATCACCAAAGCAATAATTGATACCGACCAAGAGATTGTGGATATATTTCATATAAAAGGACTGCCATCCGCAAATTATCACGTTATGCGTATATACGAATCGTATGGTATCGACCTAAGCGACAGCGATTACGGAATGGATGGCGTTCTACTACCCAAGAAGTATGATAGTATAGCTAGAGAAATTAAAAGTTATTTCGATAATAACTATGCCCCTATTGTGTATGCCCATGTCTCGTTTGAGATGGGGGATTTAGTAGTAACACGATCCGACTATGATACAGTAATGGTTTTTGATGGAAGCAGTGGGCTTGGTTTATGGAAAGGAAAGTATAATAACAACAAAAATATTAAACCTAGCGGTGTTTTAGGTATATTCTCAAGATTATTAAAGCCAAAAAACGAAAATAAAAGAACAACAATAATGAAATCTAATAAGAAAAATATTTGGGAAGTATTTGATGACAGTGTTTTGGACATCACAAAAGGGATGCACACCACATCAATCGAAAACTTTGTAACCAAGGCAAAAAACAACAACCTAGGATACAATCGAGACTATCTTCCACAGATAAACGATATTCCTGCCACGGTTAAGCACATGATGTTTAAGTGGGATGCCAAGAAAAGTCGAATGAAGATCAAGAATCTAAAGGCGTCACAACAAGAATTTAATGTTGAAAAGGTTAAGGGTATGGTTCATGACGAGACATATGACCCGTTTGACCGTGTATATTTTATTGACCACGAAGACCGCCTAATGGACGGACACCATTCTTGGATTTATGGAAATGTTGTTGATCCCGAACAAATGGTGGATGTGATACGAATTCCTCTTCCGTTCAAGAATATTCGTAATATTATGAACCGCCTCAAAAACACATCCAACCAAACAGTTGATGAGGCAATTGCCGAATATGGCGAAATTGCAGAACGACAGGCCCGTTTGATGGGGTATAATTCGGTTGCTCTTTTACCAAAGGCACTGATTGAAAACCTAAACAGTATGTTGGATATTATTGACGGATACGAGGTGTTTGCAGAAGGCACAAAAAAAGAATATCAGGCATTTCTTGACAAGAAATTGAAGACTCCAAAGTACAAAGGGTATGGCTCGGTGGGTAAAATTCCCAAGGACTTGATTGACGACTTTTGGAATGAGGTAGAGGACGAATACACCGACGAGGAACCCGAGAAGAAAGGTAAAAACGAAGCCAAAGACATCGACGCAAAACAAGCAATTACTAAAATGTACAAAAAAATACATGGCGACAATTACAAACAAGAAAAAGTAGACGATATGATTGCAGGGATTAAAAAAGATAATCCTGATATTGATGATGCCGCTATTATTGCGATTGCCAAGAAGTCTATGAATAAGAAGAGTGTCAAGGAAGCTGCGCCAAACAAAGAAGCCAAGCGTATTTTAAAAGGGATGCAGAAAATCAAGATGAGTCCTTGGATTGCAAAGGCGTACTTGTTAAAATACCTATATTACGATAAAGACACAAAACAATTTTGGGCGGTATCTTGGGAGGGATATGCCTTTGAGGTTAATAATATAGAAACCCTTAAGGATATTAATAAATACGTTAACAGTAATAATCTATTAAACGAAGGTACCCAAAAAGAATATCAGGCATTTCTTGACAAAAAATTGAAGACTCCAAAGTACAAAGAGTATGGGTCGGTGGGTAAAATTCCCAAGGACTTGATTGACGACTTTTGGAATGAGGTAGAGGACGAATACACAGACGAGGAACCCGAGAGTAAAAAAAAAGTAAAGTAAAAGAAGATGGTGGCTATGATAGCGTGGCTCCTGAAGGTTTGGTCGGGATTGGTGAAATAACATCACCCAACCCGACTGCAACAGGCAACACAAAAACAACATCCGACAGTGATAAGGGGAGCGGAGATTTTGCAGCCCATATTGGGGATGTGTCACACAAGGCATATCTTAAAAGGAAAAAGAAGAAAAAGAAATCTGAGGAGTAATACGATTTTATCCTTGAATAAATCAACCAATAGTACATGTGCGATAGTTTAAATTATGGTGCATATAACGTTAACAACAAAATATAATTATGAGAAGAGTATATAAATCATTAAACGAATCAACAAGGAGTACGGATTTCAATGAGCTATTGAGAGAGATTAATGGCACAAAAAGAGAAATGAGAATTTTTATTTACAATTCACCAAATCCATCAAAGAGTGACGAGGTGTTTTCATATACAACCGATGCTTCTGTCTATGCAGTATTAGAAAATGGTAAGTTATGGATTGAGACACGTGGGGGTGATATCAAGTTATCCTTGAATGGTCTTGTTAACATAGATTATAATGCTCTTAGTATAACAGGTAAAGATTCACCACGAGCTCTTTTTACGGATGTTGTTTTCAAAGACCGTCTATATAAATTCTTATTCAGAGAGTAGTAACAAACATTATGTTTTAGCATACCCAACTATAAATGTCAAAACCCGATAGTTGGGTATGCTAAAAAACGACCATGTTGTATATAATCATAAGTACCAAGGAGCTAAACGTGGCATTTTTTAGCAAAGATTAAAGATAATTAAATATGAAAAAATCGAAGGGTGTTAATACAAAAACCGATACAGTGATTAAGTCTAAAAAAGGGACTAAAGAGCGTTCTAAAATGGTTCAAGACTACATCAAACAGCACCATGTTGAAATTTCGAGTGGTGATGCTTGGGCGTTGTCTGCCATTAAACGACAGATACAAGATTGGTTGTAGAGTAAGAACACCTCCTCCCGAACATTGGTACATACAATATTAACAATAAAATCATTAAAAATGAGACGCATAATCGAAAGTGTTGAGGGGTTGACAGACGACTCGCTCCAATCCGTGGCAGACATGGAACAATTGGTCGGAAAGAACCTAAAAATAGAGGCCTCCATCGAAGGAAATGCCTGTGCCTGTATAAAGATGTATGATGTTAAAATTTCGATTGGCGAGGACAGTATTCTGTTTGCAGATGGCGAGGACAGTATAAAGTTTTATGATTTTGAGATCGCCGAGTATACTGCCACCCAAAGAAAGTTGGTTCGGCTTACGGCAACCTCAAAACATTTTTCTTCAATCAGAATAGTACAGGCATAACATGAGAAGAATCGTAGAAACAATCCCAAAAGTCCCGTACAAAAACGTGGAGGTATATCACGGAACACCAAAGGTGTTTGACCAATTTTCCACAGAATTTAAGGGAGAACGAACAGACAAGAAAGCCGATGAGGTTGCACTACATTTCTCTTCGTCAAAAAACACCGCACAGGTATACTCAAGACTCATAGACAAGGTAAATGCCTTTATGTATAAATTAGTTGCCGACGGACTACCAACGGACTATGAACCATTCACGCCATGTGTAATCACATGCCGCCTAGACATCGAAAATCCTATGTTTATCAGGACGACAGACGACATGTCAAAGGAAGTACTAGCCCGTGCAAGAAAGGGTGACTATGATGCGGTTATTGCCCTTAATCAAGAAGAGCCCGAGATCGGCTATGAATATGCCGTTTTTGATGTCGAACAGATTACCATTGTGTCACACAAAAGATATGAGGACTCCGAGGTCGAGCAATTGGCCAAGGAAAAACATAAAGAAGGTCTGTAGACTATTTTAATTTCCATGCCTCGGTCGTGCTTAGACATTTCCATTTTTGTTCAAAGTCTCTTCTAGACAACACAAACAATATCGGAGCAGAATCCTTACCTTTTGTGTATAACACACTGTCACGGCTGAAAATATAAACGCCTTCTTTAAAGTCTTCGCCTCTTATTACCACACACCCATTTTCGAATAACACTTCTACTGCTTCGGAAAATGTTAGTTCGTAATCTTCTTGTTCTATATAGGCATCCATGTCTTCGTAAACATTTTCAATCTTTTTGGCAATGGCATGGGCTTCGATTGCTTCTACCTTGTCGTCGTCATACATGTTGGCCTCGACAAATTTGTCGTACATTATAGTTTCAAACCTTCTTCGTGTTGTGTATAAGTCTTTTGGTTGGTTTCTATTTTTCATGTTTTAGTCTGTTATGGTGAAAAATTGTTTAAGCACATCCAAAGCATTTGTTGATGTAGGAAGTGTTGTTATGTTGTTTTCTCTCAAGGATATGCACATTAACGAAGACAAATTTTCTATTTTATTAGATATTGTCGTAATGTTATTATTACCCAAAAATAATGTACATAACGTAGACATTTCATAGATACAATCAGGAATATGATTAATGTTATTGTTAGACAAATTAAGAAATTCCAATTTTTTAAGGCCGTTAAATTTCGGATGTATGCGTTCGATGTTGTTATCACTTAAATTAAGATAATCTAATTTTGTGAGGCACGAAAACCCTTCAGATATACTTCTCAGATTGCAATAACTAATAGTTATTTCTGTAAGATTTTTGAGTTCAAAAAACGATTCAGGAATAGTTTCGATGTTACACTGTTTAATGGCAACAATTTCAAGGTTCTGTAACAGCCCAATATTTTTTGGTATGTATGTTATACTGCCATAATCCTCTACCAATCCGACCGATTTAAATAGAAACCTCCACACAGATTCAGTATCCAATGACTTCTCTCTTTTGATTGTGTCTAACATTTCCTTAAAATCATCCTCAAGGTATCGAAAGACATTTCCGCCATTCCCTTTGTCCAATACCATTGCTAGGTTAATATTGGCAACATCACAAGTTCTTAACAGGGCGAATATGTTTTCTTTATTTTCCATAGTAATACTTTGTGGCTCAGTCCGTAACAAAAATAGTAACAATTTGTTACAAAAATGGGCTTTATTTGACTAAATAATTAGCCACAAATTTAAATTGTGTGCTAGTAACAACACAATACTACACAATTTTCGTTACAGTACCAAGAAAATATTTGAAAATTATTACACTCTTTCGCATTCGGGAAATGGTTGTTGGTCGGGAATATTCAGATATTCGGTAGGGTACTCGAGATTATTGGAGTCCACATTGTCGAATAATATTCCATGATAGTCGCCTATGATATCGTAGAATACTTTTGCCTTGGTAAATCTTACGGCAACAATTCTACCAATGCCATAATTTAAAACAATGCCATATTTTTCTTGATGGCGGAACATGGGTATAAAGGTAACCATGTCATCAATGCCATAGAAGCTTGGAAAGTCTGTTGATTCGCTTATTGGTTTATTTTTTATTGAGGGTCTTTGTACACGTGTCATAATATTT